CCAGGCATGTCAATTTCAACAACTATTGGATCAAGCGATGGCATTGTAGTATCAACGCCAACATCCATAGATGGATCAATGCCTATATCTGCAACTGGATCTATAGCTATATCGGAAAAGTCTGGATTGATAATGTCATCTAGCGCTGGATCGGTAACTAACATCTCGGTGTAAGTGTTGTAATCGAGATTGAAATATACGTCTGTAGTTGCGCTGGCAAAGTATCCATCCCATCCGCCTGGATCTTGCGAAGTAAAGCTGATAGTAGCTGTGGTGTAATCTTCTGTGGCAGTAAACGAGAAATCGTAATCCACAAAGTAATCGTTATAGTTTAACGTTACCGTATCGGTGTAAGTGTTGTTGCCGTAATTAACCGTAACAGTAAGAGTATCGTAATAGCTGGTGTCAGCAGTTTGCTCACACCATGCACCACTAGGTGTATTGTTACATCCGTATGCGCTCATGCCGTATCTTATATCGCCAATGAACTCATATTGACTTAAATCTATTACCTGAGATACGGTGGCTTCTGTATTGCTATAAACCCATATAACACTGTCAGCGCCAGATTGCCAAAAGTCTATATCGCCGTCGAAAGTCCATTCAGAATTGTCAATAAGATTATCGGTAGTATCTACCGCAAGACAAAAGCTAGGAATTAGTAGCGATAATGCTACCTTACGGAATGCCATTGACGTGGGCCTTTTGGCTTCTCATACTTAGCTTTAAACTTTTCTGCCCTCTCAACTTCTGCCGCTAATACTGTTTTTTCATATTCAAGCGCGCCTTCTGGCACTCGATCAAGATTAGCAAGCCATGCTTGTTTTGCGTTTTTACCAATCAGTCCATTGATTGGGCAATATGTACCAGCGTCCCACATTGACTGAAATACTCGATGATCCGCCATACATAATAATGAAACTGCGGCAACCTTCATGCCCATAGCGTATAGCTGTTTTGATAACTTTAAGTTTTCACAATTAACGTCACGGATAGTAGTTGCGCCAGATATTCCAAGTATCTGAGTTTGAACCGCGCCAGCAACTCCAGTAGTACATATATCAGTATTGTTTACGATTACGTTTGGAGAGTGCGCACTGTTTACTGTTTTATCTACAGTGGTAGTGCCAACGGTGTTAGATGAACTAGAAACTGTACTAGATACCGTGCTACTTACAGTATCTGTTGCGGTAGAAGTTGCAACTGGGATAGTTAAAAGTAGCGCTAGTAGTAGTTTTCTCATCGGAATAATGGACTCTTAGGTTTAGATTTCTTAGCTATTTTTGCTAATTTTTTACGTTTGCTTAACTTTTTTCTTTTAGGAATTGGTTTTGGTTTTGAATCAAAAGATTTAACTTTGGCCATTACTTGTCAGCCTTTCCGTCAATCTTTGCGTCGATAGCATCTAACTTATCAATAACTCTATCAACAAATCTTTCAAATTCTTGGCGTTTAACATAGCTTCCGGCGACCAACACTTCCACTTCACTGAGTCTTGTTTGAAGCCTCGATTGAGCCTTCTGTATGTCTCGTATAGAACTCCATATGCTGTTTATAAGAAATCCCAGAGATGTAGTAGCTATACCGAAAACCCAGTTGAATAAAGTTTGATCCATCAGTATGTTCCTTCCCATACTCTTAATTTACTAAAGTCGCCAGATAGTATCTTGCGCTTAATAACTTCTTTGGCCGCCTCATGGTCAGACCAACTAATGCCAGCCTCCTTGAGCCATTGCGCCATTATATGCAAAGGAATGCGTCCTACCAGTCTTTTATCGCCAGTTTGCCCAAGTCCGGCATCTTTTATTTGCTTGACAGAATCTAAAACTGGTTGATTGTCATACACTCTCTCAATGGTAAGAGTATCTCCACCGTCGTCGTGATGAACTATTTCTTTAATTTTCAAAACAAACTCCTAAAAAAAGGGGGGCATTTAGCCCCCCCGTATCAATTAAGATACTGTGTTGTCAAATACGCCGCCGTGTGCTTTCTCGTTGTTACATACGAGAGTTAGCTCGGTTACGACTTGACGCTTGGTGTTGTCACCAGTTTTTGCAAGCTCAGTGTTTGAAGTTCCGCGAAGAACTGCAACTGACCACATGTCATCTTGCATGATGAACACGTCGCGTGAACGGTTCTCACGAGATGGAAGGAACTCAATTGTTCCCCAAGGCGTGACGTACACGTCGAGTGATTTAACAACTTTCATGTCACCAGCCTGAACTGCTGAACGCTGATTGTTGTTACCAGTAAATGCAAGAGCTTTGTTCATCTGGAATGCTGAAAGATAAACAGTGTCTGGCTTGCCACCAGCTTCCCAAATTGACTGCATAACACCGTCAAAACGAGTTTGATCAAACGCTTGAAGCGTAGTCGTCTCGTCTGTACGAGCGTCAGTTCCGTCACCAGTTGGATCTGCACCTTCGTTATCACCAAAGTCGGTGTTAGAAATCAACCATGCAGGAGCGCCAGCAAGTTCACGAGCAGTTGAGCTGTCGCCAGCAACGCGAGCATTGTTGTCAAAGAGAGCTTTCTCAATGTCAAGTTTCTGCTCTTTAGCAGTCTTGAGCATTTGATAAGCAATCTCAGATGCGCGGCCAGCTTTGTTCAAACCTTTGTCAGTATCAGGAATGATAACTGCGTTCTTAAAGATTTGAGTGTAGTTACCACGACGTACAGTTGCTGTACGAGAGTTAGCAGTTGTGTCATCGCCTTCAATGTGAGCGTTAGCCGCAGAAGATCGAAGAGCATCTGTTTGCCACTCATGGTAAGTGTTGGTTGCTTTTACTTTTTTTGCTTTAGAGTAAAAAGGTGTATCTTCTGGAGATACGTCATAAATGATATTAGAAAGATCCTCTCTAATACCAACAGCATCATAGCTGTCAAAAGTGTTACTTGGTTGTGCCATTTTAATTTACCTCAAAGTTATTCATTAACAATAAAGCTAAGGGCATCTTCGATGCGCCCGCTTTGTTTAAATTTGGCCCGTTGCCGTTCCATTGCTTTCTGGCGCGGATTTTCAACTTTCTTTGCCCCAGGCTTTATGACTGGTTTCGCGCCCTTGACTTTCGCCTCGGCTTTCGACTTGCCATCCATCATATTCCTGTACTTTGTGGCATCTGCTAAGATCCTAGCCGCTCTGCTATCTATTAGTTCCTCCATATCTTTATGGGTGTAACCATAGTATTCAGTAGCTAACTTATACATCCTATTTTTCAGAGATTCAGATTGTTTCGGATCTTTTAACTCAGGCACAAGTTCTAGCAATTTAATTGCCTCTTGCTGAGTATAGTATTCCTTAGCTTTTTTTTCGGCTTCTTTTGCATAATGAATTTCTTCTGCAATTTTCCGCCTTTGAGCGTGATATTTCTGAATGTCCTCTTCATATTGGGCTTTTGCTTCCACATATCCTAATGGATCTTCGTCGAAGAGAGCCTTTGTAGGTGCTTTTGGTTCTTGCAGAATTTGACCAGATTGATACATCTGTTCTAGTTGCATTACGTTCTGCCGTCTAGCATTGAGATCGCCGTACATTGCCTCAAGTTCTTTTTTAGACTGGGCAACTTCTTGCATTCCCTTTTGGATATACTTTTGGCCTGAATAACCTCGCTTTAGATCCTCTAGGCTTACCTGTTGTTCCACGCCATCAACCTTGACGGTGTGCCAAACTGGTTCCTCAGAATCGGCTTCGTCATCAGCCTCTTCGTCACTATCCTTCGCTTCGACTTCTACTTCCTCTTCCTCGCTGTCGTCGACCTCAGCGTCATCTACCTCATCCGATACCTCTTCTGACGCTTCCATCTCTGGAGTGGCATCTTCGGAATCAGTAACCTCTTCTGTCTCTACTTCTTCTGGCTCGTCAGGTTGTACAATAAGTCCAACTGCTTGCTCAATACTTCCGTCAAATTGGTTTTCAGTCGTGTCAGACACGGTGCTTATCTCCCTTAGTTGTTTTTGTCAAAGATTTTTTCGTCAGTTAAAACTGAGTTAATGTAATCATTGACCTCGCTTAATGCACAAATAACGTTGTGCGCCTTTTCTCGATCCTTTTCAGTAGAGTTTGAATTTAAAAAAATTGCAACTTGCTTAGATTTGATAGCCTCCATAACTGAGATAAAAGTCTCGTCGCCTTGAAGCTGTCTAACCTTTGATGCTTTATCTTTAATATTCATTAAAACCTTCCGCCAGTAACAGCTTGAGCAGGAGCTTGATCTGGATATCTAGGAGCCTGTTGAGCCTGTTTTATAGCCTCAACATCAACTTTTGCTCCATATTGCCCAAGTATTTTAGCGGCCTCAATAAGCAAATCTTGATCCATCTTATCGCGCTCTCTATCATCTTGCGCAATAGCTTTTTGAGCATCGACTTGCATCTTGACCAAATCTGTCTGAGCTTTAACCTGAGCTTTGAGTTGCTCTGCTTGCACCATTGCATTTCCTGGATCAAGTGGCTGAGGCCTCTGTGATGCTTCCATCATCTTCATCTGAATCAACTGTTGCTCAAGTTGTTCGTTCATTGGCGAGAAGTATCTGTCACTGTTTCTAATGCCAGCAACAGCTAACATATCAGCCAATGTATTGCGAATTAGCGTCATCGTTACCAAGCCATTGCCTGGGCCATATGTCTGCCATATCTGCATCTGTAGCCCTAGAGCTTGTTGCAGTGCGGCGGCTTTTTGATCGTCTTGCCCAGTTCCAAGGCCAACGTTACACATAACGTCCATATTGGTGTTCCACGAGCGTGGATCAATAGGCACAAACTGGCTATTCATACGCATTAATTGCTCTTCGTCACTGTTCTCTACAAACAGCTTCAACATGAGCTTAAATAAGCGCCTCATGCCGCCTTCTGCCAGATTCCTTGCCATTACCTCTACCTGAGCCGCGCCGCCTTGTGCGGTCAACTGAGCCGCCGTAGCGGTAGTATTTTGTAGGGCATCTGGATCTAGGCCCATAGCGGCCCTAGAAACGCCTGTCTTGCCCTCAATCATCTGATCCATATACTGGATAGCCGTAAGTGTTTGCGCGGCCACAAACGGCACAGAAATGTCCTGAATGGCGTTTGGAGACTTCATGCGGATAATACCGCCAATCTCGTTATTTAAGAGGTCGTCTACATTGACCTGATTTTCTACAAATCCAATCCTTGGATTGTTAGTCAATGCCACGTTATCCAGCACGCCACGAAGCATAGCTGTGGCCGCATCTTGATCGGTCATGATCAAATCTGCCACAGATCGACCAAAGAATGCGTGTGGCTCTGGATCTATCTCAAATATTGCAAATGGGACTTCTGTCCAAGGCTCATAATCCAATAGCTGATAATCGTTACCGCCAAGCGTAAATTTATATAGCTGTGCAACTCCAGTGCCTTCGATATCCATCTTCATGTAGGCTTCGGTAATTGCCACCAGCTTCATTGACAAGTCTGGCGTTTGATCATCCTCGTCCATCTGGTACCCGCGACGCTCAAAATCTTCTTGTTCTGAGTATGTGTCACTTGAGCCAATTCCGGTTAGTTTTGAGACTTGATCAAAATCGTATCCCATGTTGACAACGTCAGATACGCGCATCTCGGTGCGGTGAGCTATGACATAGAAGTCATCAATTGATCTAGCGTTTCTGTCCACCATGAATTCCTCTGGCGGGACAGATTCAACCATCATGCGCCCTTTTTCATTCTTTCGTATAACCGTGACAGAATGTTCTCTAGCTTCCATTTCCATGCCCATTTCATCAATGGATATAGAACTTTCTTCGCTATGCTCAATAACTTCAACGTCATCTTCACTAACAATTGCGGTAAATTCATCATCGGTTAAATTCGTATAAGAGTATGTTTCAGATTCTGTATATTTGTCCCAATATACCTTCAGAACTCCAACTTTCTTGACTAATGCGTCATGGAACGCATCATTTACAATGCGATATCCGCCAAGCTCTCCAAATGCCCAGTGCATGTATTGAGTAGCCATTTGAGCCGTTGATACATCTTCTGGGCCTTTTGGCACATACTCAACTGGCTTATCGGTAGACAAAAACACGCGCATAAGGCTTGGCTTGATAGCTCGAACTGTGTCGCGTACTTTAGTAGCAACTACCTTCGATCTGCCGTCCTCTTGGCCAATATCCACTTCGCCATCAAAGTAGCGTTGTGCTTTAATCCTATCTTCTGCTATTTCGCTTTCAATGAAGTCAACAGCATCTTGTACAGCATTCTGTACAATGCCTTCAATCTTCGTTTTATCCATGCGTTCTGGCTTCATTTATATTTCCTTATGGCATTTCTGGCAAACTTTGTTGAGCTTCTTTTATTGCGCTTTCAGAAGATGGCCCTAAATATACAGAAAGAGCGTTAAGTAATTTGTTTTTTCCTTCTTGAGACATCTTTGGATTTCCAAGTATTTCTGAAATCATATTACTTATATCTCTTCTTTGCGCTCCTCTAGCAATAGCCTGAGCGCCGCTTCCTACTCCAACAGCCGTTGCGCCCACAGCCGCCGCGCTAAGAGGATCAATCAATCCAGTGTAAGCCGCACCTCCTGATACCGCAACTCCTGGCAATCCAACAATTTTTCTAACATTTCCAACCCACATTGCAAAATCTTCTAATTTACTTGTTTTTGCCGCATCTCTAATTGCTTTTATTTCTTGAGAGCTAAAACTACTTGCTTTTCCTTTTTTAATTTCTCTTGCCGCAAATTGACTTAATTTATTTTGCAATTGTTTATATTGATTTGCATTTAATTTATTAAAATTAATAGAAGCCAAATCTAAAGCTGTTGATAATTCTTCTGCATTTGATGCACTTCTATAAAGAGAATTTGCCGTTTTAAAATCTTGACCTAAATATGAACCAAATTTTTCTTCATACTTTTTGATCATTTCACCTATTATTTTTGATTCTGTACCAGATGCGCTACCCATTGATGCCGCTTTTTTTGCTTGTCTACTAGCGTCATTAAGCAGTCTCCAATCAGCCATCATGTCAGCGCCAGATAGGTTTCTCTGATAAAATCTTTCGCTAATTTTTTCCCAAACTCCTTTTGCTATTGTATATTTGCTGTCAATATCAGTAGTTTGAGATCCAGTTAGATTATTGGTTTTTGTGCGCATCCATCCTTTTTTCTCAAAAACAGGAGACAATTCTTTTATAAATTCATCAGCGTTTTTTGATGGGGCAACAATAGATTTGTTTTCCTCAATTGAAGTATAAATGTCTGATGCAACATTTTTCATCTTTCCAGCTTGCAAGTTTCCTTGATTTATTATTTCTTGCAATTGTTTAGATGGATCAAACATGCCTTTAATTATTTTTAAAGCGCCAAATGGAGAAAACGCTCCGGTCATCCCTGCTAACGTTCTTGCCCAATGCGGGGCTTTACCGTTTGTAACCTCAACTAATCCTTGTTCTGCCAATCCTCCAGATGTAGAAGCAATTGCTTCACCGGCTAAATTTCTACCTATATTTTGAGTTCTTGATGCAAGACCAGCGGCAGGAACAGCAGATCCACCAACGTATTCTCCAACCTTTCTTGCAAATCTTTCAGATTTAGTTGTTGGCGCTATATCAGAAAGCCTTTGTCTACCTCGTAAATCTTGAGGTGCTTCCATTATATTTTTAAAAAACTCAGATCCACCAACAGGATTTTCAATTGGATCCATTCCAAAATATCCGCCAACTTTGTTTATGCCTCCTGTAACTAAATCAACAGGCAAACCCATAACGTTAGATGCGCCAACATTTGCGCCAGCAACAAATTGAGTTGCAAGGCCTGTTTCCGGCATATTTTGAGAAATCTTAATTGCATCTTTAGCGTCAAATGCAGTTATATCTTGAGGAACATCTGATCTTGGATCTTTAATGCGAAAAGTTTTTGGCGCCCTTGTTTCAGATTGAAATTTTTTAATGGCATTCTCTTGTGAGTCAGACCATACTTGAACGGCTTCTCCATTATCTGGATTTGTAATTTTATATATAGGCATTAATCAACCTCTTCAATTGTAAACGCAACGCCGTCTTTTTTAAATTGCTTTGGGCCTTTCCCAGATGCGCCTACTTGATCGTCATAATCTTTTGGTAAAGGCGCAACAAGTTCATTTTTCATTTTGACTAGTTCACTTCTTAATTTATTTAGTGCATCTGATTTATATCCATCCAACGTACCGTTATCTTCAAACCATTGCATTTGGTTAGTTCGTTCTTCTACAAATGCCATTGCTGTTTCTAGCAACCTACGAGTATTTCTAATGTTTACTTCTGTTGGTTGCCTTAAATCCCAAGCCCTGCGTAATAAATTTTCTCCTTCACGCTCTGTAAATTGAGCGCCAAGAGTTTCTCTCAAAGTTCTTTGAACCACAGATGCTACTTGATTTCTTGCATCCAAACTTTTTGGATCAACAAGTGCTAAAGCCCATTCAGGCAACAAACCTTTTGAAATTCCAGTTTCTACCTCTCCAGACTCTAATGAATCAACAACACTTTTAAGTGTATTTATTTGTTGCATTTGATCAGGAAGTTTTTCTAGATTTTCTGTATACGTTTTAGCAAAAGCCTTATCTCTTTCTTTTCCAGCTTCTCCAGGAAAATTAACATTTGTCACAGAAGCAGTTGATTTAGTGTATGGGCCACCTATTATTCTGCCACTTGTATTGCTAACTTGGATTCGACCACCTGTTAATGGATCGTGTCCAATTGCTTTGTATTCTTCTGCAGTAAACTCTCTAAATGTTTCTTCAGGCTTTTTGGTAAATTCAGCATATGCTTTATCAAAATCTAAAGTACCAGTAGCTACTGCCTCTGCAAGATCCCTTCTGCCTTTGCTCAATAACCAGTTAGCGCCATCAATAGCGCCTTTGCGCTTTTGAATGCTTTGCATTTGACCTTGCAAAAATTGCCCCCATTGCTGGTTCGGGAATGTGCTTAATGAGTTTAGACCAATAGCTAATGCCAATAAAAATTCTTGGTTACCAAAAGTCTTTTGATAATGATCTTGAGAACCATAATTTCCAGAAAGTCTTTGTTGTGCCTCATTCAATTCGTCAGCTTTTACTCCAGTGTTTTGGCCGTTATATAAAACATCGCCGCTACCATCTTTTGCGTAATCAATTAAATCAGATTTGAGGCCAACGCCTCCGCCTGGTTTAAGCCCTAATCTGCTTTCCTCTTCTCCAAGCCCATATTGATCAATATTTTGATTTTCTTCAATGTATTGAACTGGTGCCATAACTGGATCTATTGGAATTGGATTAGACCCATCAACAACGTCCCTAGGTGCGCCACTTATTTGCCTTTGTTCAACTCCTGGCTGTCCAAGTAATCCAGAAAATCTAGTTGGATTCATGCTCTCGTTTTCCATAGCAGACATGTAACCTGCTGGCGATCCAGATCGATAATCAACTCCAGCCTCTTGATCAATCCGAGGCTGTTGGCTTTGCGCCCTTATCATTTCAGGCGAATATCCAGTAGGGGATCCAGTAACATTTTGAACTGATTGAGGCTGAGATAAAGCCTGCAATATACCTGTCATTACAGGATTATTTGCAGACGAAGTAGGCATTGATGCCTGCGATTGATTGGAAATCCTATTTCGCCTTCTGTTTACAATATCATTAGCAAGAGAAGTAGCGTTTTCTCCTAATAAAGACAATCCTGTAGTATTAGGCTGAGGAGGAACAACTGTTCCTTGACGTATCATTTGACCATCAAATCCAGACTGATATCTTGGTTGTGGCTGACTAGGAATTGTTAATTCAATTGGATCAATCGTTAGCTCATTTGGCATTTGATTTTGGATTTGATTGTCAGCCTGATCTCGCAAAGTTCCAAGATACTCATAATCAATTCCAAGCCTATTAGCCATTTCCATTCTTGCGCGTTCTTGCGCTAAATGAGCTAACCTGTCTCTTCTGTTTCTTTGTAAATCTTCTTCTGTTATTGTTTCAGCAAATGAATCTCGAAAAGTAGCCATTATCTAGCCTTTTAAAAATATTTATTCAAAAACAGTCCTAGTCCGCTTGTATTAACTGGATCCAAGCCAAAATTTGTTGGAGCTTGAAAGTCATATGTATTAGGCATCATTGCATTGCCACCTGTTTGAACTGGCATCTTTAAGCCTGGTTCTGATATTCCTCCAGCACTAAGAGCATAGTCAGTTGCAGGATTTTTATTCTTCATAAATGCATTTGCGGCCATTTGAAGCCCATTGCCATCTAACTGCTGTTCTGTAAATTCAGCTTGAGGAAGTTGCCTTGGTTGTATGCCTAACAAGCCAACTGGCTGTTGTTGTGGAGCCACAGCTTTATTAGCTCCTATAATATTTTTCCCAACGCCAAGTTGATTTGGATCTGTATATAACCCGTAAGGATCAAAAGGATTAATCATGTCTTATCCTGCAGAATAAATTTTTGAATAATTAACTCTCAAATATCCATCATCCCCTTTAACAACAAATTCTGGATTGATTTTTTGAACTTCTTGAGCCAAAACTCCAACGGTTGGAAACTTATCTGCGCCGATAGCTTTACCAATCTTGTTCCATGCCCATTTGTACAGATTAATTCCGTTAGGAAGTTTTCCTATTTGCTTAATGTCTTTTTTAAGCCTTACGTCTGAAGTTGGAAACATTCCAGCTTGGGCGGCTATGCCTGCTATTGTAGATAGCATATTAAATAACCCAGGGCTTCCGCTTTGTGTTGTAGTGCTACCCATAGGAGTAGCTCCAATTGCGTTAGATACATAATTTATTGATGCCGCAGGTGCGCCAGTATATCCGGCGTATTGTTGTTTTGCCGCGTCTATCAATGCCTGCTGAACGCCTTGCTGTAGCGCGCCTTGTTGCATGAGATTTTGCTGTACCGTCTGTCCCATGCCAAATCCAAGATTTGAAATGTTAGCAAGCTGGTTAGCGGCGGCTAGACGTTGTTGTTGCCCTTGCAATCCTGCGCCAACGTTATATTGTTGAGCCGCCATTTGGTTCTGAATATCGGCTAATGCGGCCTGTTGCGCATTTTGGAATCCAGCCTGCCTTAATCCGGCAGACGATTGAGCCAACTGTTGTGCGACATTTCTACCTAATTCTGCCTCCATAACACCATGTCTAGATCCACCAAAAGCTCTAGCGGCTTGCGCTTGTGCGCCAAGATTGTTTATCCCCATCTGAGCGCCACGAAGAATATCAGCCTCATTAGCTTGGATAACTTCATTCGTGTATGGATTCATGTATGGAGCAATATTCGTAGTAGCTAATTGCCCAGCCTGCACTTGCTGTGGCGTGTATCCCATACCTTGTGCCGATCCAATTCCAGCGCTGTATACTCCCTGCGCGGCGGCTTCATTTACATTTGGAACTCCTGCGCCAGCCATATTATTTTCCTTTACTTAATATATATCTTTAGTATTTTCTAGGATTTTGATAATTGTAATAATGAATCCATTCACCAGTGTTTGGATCGTAATCAGAAACCAATCCATCTTCTCTACTTTTTACCAGTAAGTTATTTCCAAGAAGTTCCCACCCATAAGGAATAAATGAACCTGGCGCTTGACCACGTCCTGGAATAAAACTGACCCCTGAGCCAGCAACTGGAGCTATAGCACCTATTGGATTAAGCGATAAACCGCCAGGGCCATATCCAGTTGTTTTAGTTTCAGGAGAAGCATATCCAGGATCTGCCTGATCAGGCTCATTATATGGATCAACAAACAATTTGTTGTATTGAGCAACCTGTCCAGGCATCCTTGATTTATACTCAGCTAGAGCTTGCTCGTACAATGGGGCAGATGAATATGCTTTAAGACCGCCTTCAAATGTTTGTGGCTCTGGAGCCATGCCTTGCATTGCAGTTACAGATCCTCTAGGAACTAATCCGAACGCCTCTGCGGCTCCTATGTTTGCATTAAAAGCCGCCTCTTGAGTAGGATTAAAAGCGGCTATATCTGGGCCAAAATACGGCTGATATCCAATCTTTTGAGCAGTTTCAGCCCTTTCTAAGTTTCTTTGAGCATAAGGCCTCATCCAAGCTGGCATTTCAGTTGTTGAAGTTCGGCTTCCGCCACCTTTTCCGCCACTCATCTAAATCTCCCTTTTAAGCGTTGTAAACTGGTAATCCCAGCCTAACTTTTCTAGTACCTTTTCCCATCCAGGCCTTCCAGCTATAGTCATGACGGTACAGTTATTAGCCTTAGCAAACTGAGCAAATGGCTCATTTAGCTGTAAAATTTCGTTAAGCGTACCACCAGCTAAAAAAACGTGAAAGTGTTTTTGTCGAGGAAATTCAACAAATTCTGTTACCGCACAACTGTTCTCAAGAGGCCACAACTGATAACGGTGGCCAAGAACGCCGAGAGCAATATCGTCAAAACTGTGAGTGTTGCCAGAGTAAGCCAAAGCGTTTTCAATCCAAACTTTGCACCTGACAAGCTCTTCTGTAAGAGTGTTTCTAGCATTATTTGTCATTAAGCTATGCTTTTTATCATCAAAGTTACAGATGGAACTGCTGGGCAAAATGTTTCTGCCGCGTATGATTTCAAGGCTGTATCTAGGTCATCTACGGCAAACATTGCCTCTAAATAGTCATTTGCAGATACATCGAATATGGCCGCCCTTGCTATGGTTTTTGCCTCATCGTTATCGTGCATAGTTATTCTCATGGTGGAACCAGTTACGTCAGTTCCGTTTAACCTTGGCCAAAACCAAAATGTTTTTGCATTCGATGACTGAGAATTTAGTTGTGCAGTAAAGTGAATGTAGTATTTTCCTGCTTTTTGAAACACTATTCTACTGCTGGGACTGCCTACTGATATATTTTTTGAATATGCCGTTTGGCCCCAAGTTATAGCCGTTGCGGTGTCAATTGCTCCTGCGGTTTGATCGCTAAAATCTAAAAATGCGCCATATCCATAGCCCATGTATTCATTGTCACCATAGGCAAGAGGAACCCATTCTCCGTCAAGAGAAACCACAGGATGCTCAATTGAGCGATCCCACATGAGAACGCCATCTTCTGCGGCTGAGTCTCCGTTGGTTAAACTTCTTAGAACATCTCTTGTCCTAGTTAAGAATGCATTTAACCTTTCGGCCCATATCTGCCAATTTCCTGTATTTGGATTTGGCGGTAGAGGCGAACTCAACGGTTACCTCCTGGCTTGGCCTCGATCCTCATTACGCCAGACCTCCAAGCAGTATTTCTCGCGCCGTCAACGCGCATCCTGACCTGCCTCCCGCTAAACCTAACGTCAGTAGGATTTGACATGGTATACGGCCCAAACGACGATTCTGAGTCATTTGGATAAAACCTAGTTTTAAATGTTACGGTCACGTCACCTTGTGTTTTCTCGTCAGGTATAAGGCTTGTAACTTTCATTATGTTATCGCCAGCGCCAAGGCTTATCGGGCCGGTTTCGGCAAAAACATCATAAGATCCATGCCCCAATTGCTCACTTAACTCTTGGTCGTAAATGTTTCCACTCGCGTCAACCCATATTGGATTTGTGAAAACTCCCCTATCAACGCCGCAAGTCCTGTCGATTTCGCCTATTTCCCAGTGTTTTTCAAGGTAATCAAAAGCTACATATTTGTTGTTCTCTAATGAGTCATTGCTTGGATAGAACCACCATATTTCGCCATACTGACTGTTATGTACAGCGTATGTCTTGCTTATTTGGTTTTTGTTTATATCAGCAAAAACATAATCAGATACGTCACATGGAATCTCTCTTGCTATAGATCCATCGAACATAAAGAAGCCTCTTGCCCCCATCCAAAAAGCGCCATCGTCAATTGACGCTATTGCTTTTCGAGATACAAGACCGCAAGCTGTTCCAACTCTTTCAAACCCATAAACAAACGGTGGCCCTTGATAAGTAGCAGAATGAGCGTCGTTATCAGTTACGATCAAAGTTTTACCTCTAACTCTAGCGGCGGCCATGATTTGGCCATTTGTCTGCAACTCAATGTCGCCAGCTTCGTTTGTAGCGTCTGGAGTCCACGTCGTGTTGTCTTCCCTATCGCACCACTGCACCTTTCTCGGATTACTACCTGCTCCAAGAGCAAATAAGAATCTTTCTTCTGTAACTATCAATCCTAAGTTATCAACAGGTGCGTTTGATATCTGAGCGGCTACAACTCCAGTATCAAGTTGCCACTCATATAACTTGCCATCTTGGGGAGAACAGGCGACGAGATACTCGCCCCAGTTATCCAATGACCAAGTTGTGGCCTCCTGAAATACTCCAGTATTTGGTCTTTCAACTCCGTAGTATCCAAGACCATAATATCCACCTCCATATCCAAGATTGACTGCGGCATCTTCTGATCCTGCAGTTAATCCAGATGGAGTAATCTCAACTACAGTTCCAGACGCATTAACATGGAACAATTTTGCATAAGTTCCGGCAACTATGTGGCTGTCATCTGAGTTATCAACCCAAGAGTGCATTCCTCTGGCGGCGGCATCAAATGCAGAAGAAACTCTGGTAGACCAACCGCCTACAGGCCTCATCGAGCCGTTATGCCAGCGCACTAAACTTGCATCTCGCCATCTGTTTGATTGCTCAAATTCTGTGCCGTTTCTAAAGACTCCGGCCTGTATCTGTAGTGGTATTAGAGCCATTTGTTACTTCCTTATTAAATCTATCACATGACCTAACA